GAACCCACCATACCAGATCCTGCCTGTTTGCTATAGAAGTAAAGTTTACCCAAAACTCAACGGTAAAATTCCCAGACTCAAATGCAAGCGCAGGGTTTGTTCGCACAAACAAGGCGTCGTTGTTACCACCAAAAAATATACTGCTGCTACCATACTTTTTTACTTGAGTACGAATTTCCGGTTGTCTGCGGCCTGGCTCTGCAGTGGTATATCCTCGCGTTTCAATAACATTCCTACCTGTTCTATCAAATATACCTGCGTTTGTTCCTTGTATTAGTAAAGATGTTCCTGAAATAGCAGTTAGTGGTGTAGAGGGTGGAGTAAAGTTGGCAGTATATACTGCAGTGCCTTTAACTAGACGTACCCCCGACATATATCCAGAATAGGTGTACGTCGCATTCGATCTGGTGCTTTCTCCCCCGAACGTTGTGGTTGTATTATCAGAGAAATTACTAGCACTAGCAGTGCCGGCATTACCTACACCATTTACGTAAATCTTAAAAGTTCCACTGCTGCGGACCCACGCTATGTGGTTCCAAGTGTTTAACGGAGGAGCGGTTGCTGTACCCATAAACCCAGCCGGCCCGTATGCAGTTATGGTGGACCCGTTACTAGCAATAAACAAAATACCATTTACCGTATGTACACCAATTTCAAGAACTCCTGGGTATGTATTCGTGGCTGTCTGATAAAACCAACCTTCAAAGGTAAAGTCCCCGGTGCCCAGTAGCACATCGGCATTATTTGCTGGACCAGTAAGATAGTCCCCAGTACCATCAAAGTACATACTACCACCATGAGTCGCAGCACTGTATGCGGCAGCGGGTGCGAATGGAGAGAAGGCTACTATTTTACTATCCCCAGCCACGGTTATTGCTCGATTGTTTGGTCCGGAGTCTTTAAATCTGTTACTTGCTAATCCCAAAAAGATGGTATCTGCATCGCTGGTAAAATTTGCAGTCGGCAATGCAAAGTTCGCAACTGTTGTACTTGTTCCGCTATATCTAGCAACACTTGAAAATCTAAAATTACTCATATAATGCGGTACATTTACTGGACCACCATCATTTGCCGCTCCAATACCAAAAGTTTGTGAAGCAGTATAATCTGTACTGTTTGCCGCCGATCCAAGCTTTATACCATTCAAATAGAAGGTTATTGTGCCAGAACTTCTAACCACTGCCCAATGATTCCATTGGTTAAGAGGAGATACACCATTTGGATAAACTGCAGAATCATTGGGGGGATTAAGGAAATAACCACCATTCTGCCCTAAAATTGTTTTAAGAGTGTCTAATGATATAATTGGACCCATGCTACTTGCAGATGTGAAATGGCCACCGCTTGGTTGTGCAGTAAGATAACTCCAAAATTCCAGTGTAAAGTTAGTTGGCAATCCAAATCCACTGGTTGTTAAATAATCCCCGCTACCATCAAAATAAGCGCTATAGCCAGTTGGGCTAAACGGACTAAAAGTGCCCTGAGCAGAATTACCGTATCGAATAATAGGAAACCCGTTGGTGCTATCATCTACAAAACCTGAGTTGGTAGTTCCTTGTTTGTATTGCAGTGCTAGGAATACTGTATTTGAAATTGCTGTTAAAGGAGCAGCGGGTGCGGTAAAATTGTCAGTGTAGACTGCAGTACCATTAACTATGCGGAAATCAGCAATATTACCTCTAAACAGGTTCTGATACCCGTTTGGCTGTCCCCCAATCTTGGCTTCAGCAGCGGTTAATGGAGTGGTGGCACTAGTAAATGCACCCGACGCAAGGGTTATTAATGTGCCGTTTAAATACATCTTGAATTCGCCTGCGCCAGTGCCGGTACGCACCACCGCAACGTGATTCCAAGTACGAACAGAAAATGCACCAGTTGCAGTTTGGAACTGGAATCCGGTTGTGCCAGCCGCTAATCCTCTATCGTTGTATATTCCTATATTAAATCCGCTGTTACTGTAGATAAAATACTTGGTGTCTGTTAGACCAGGTGATGTCTCGTCGGCATAAAACCAGAATTCAACAGTAAACACAGTTCCCAATTGTGGCATTTGGAAACTTAGAGTATCATATGCGCCAGGGCCGTCGGGAGCGTTACCAGCAAACCACGCACTACCAACTGCGGGGTATGTTGTCTTGTTATAAGGACTACGTCCAGTTGGTATTACGGCAGCGTTTGTTCTAAAATCACTTCTGTTAGTTACTAAGAGATTGTTAGTACTGGCATCCGACAACCATGTGGGGGTCGTAGTTTCGCCATTCAACAATAAAACAGTATTTTTAAAATATAGGTCGCCAGCGACCGAAACAACCCAAGTAAATGTTCTATTTGCAGTTCTATTTGTAGTTGCCGAGGTAGCCGTCACCACACTAATAGTGTTACCAGTCACAGTAGGTGTACCAAAAACATTTGAACCGATTAGACTTAGTCCGGTTGGTAATATATTTGCACTATATGATACGCTATATCCTGCTGCACTATTTGCAATAAATGAAACATTACTCATTGCGGCATCCGCAGCAAGTTCTATAATAGCGTCTGCCGCTGGGCTACCCCAAATTACAATATCGGGATTAACCGTTATACTAAAAGGCCTGTCGGTATCTTGATTTTGCGCATCCGAAGCACGAACGGTAAAATTATATGTGGTAGTGTTTGCCGTAGATGAACTTGTACCAGTAATATTACCTGTGCTACTTAAATTGGCACCTGGCGGCAAAGTTCCGCTGTACACACTATACGCAATAGGTGCATCGCCTGTCGCAACTATTGCACTATTAAAAGAAGTTGTTTCATATACGTTTGCTAAATTACCTGCAGCAGTTGTATACGTGGGCAACCCACTATAACTAATTCCTGGTATCGCAATAGCAGAACTACCATCGGAATTAATAACATACAACGGATATGTTCCTGCGGTTTTTGCTGGAGGAATAAAGGTAATTTGAGTTGAACTTACTACGGATACAGAACCTGCACTGGTTCCATCAATAAAAACACTTGCACCGGCTGCAAACCCTTCTCCCGTTAAGGTGACACTAACATTTCCTGCAGTATCTGTTGCAGTTTCATCTCCACCATAACCAATTGAAGTAATTCTTGGAGGCGTAATAGAGGCTAATGTGGCTGTTTCAATATTTTGTACAGAAATCTTTGTGGTCATTTTACAACATTCTTTAAAAGTAAATTATTTAACTATAACTAAACCCAGGGGCAACCGCAAAACTTCCGTTTGGATTTGTAATGAACAAGATATAAGTGCCTGCAGGATTTGCCGGTGCAGTAAAAGTAATTTGCGAAGAATTTATAAATGTAACTACACTTGCAATTTTACTATTTGCAACAACACTTAGACCAGATTTAAACCCTTGCCCATTAACAGTGATTGTGTCGCCACCCGCAGTGTTCGCAGAAGTTTGTACTCCCGGATACACCAATGAAGTAAATTCGGGTCCGACTATATCGTAATACGCGGTGTCATTTATGTTGTTACGAGATATTTTAGTAGTCATTTAGAAAACAGTATTTTTGTAATTTTAATATATTTCAGAACCGAATATATTAAAACTTACACTAGCTGTATTTGCACGCACCGTAACAACATCTGTTGCAGCTAATGTTAACCCCAATGTCAACGAAATACCGTCATTGGCCGGTATTACCGCATCATATAACAGATAATGTTTTGTTGCAATTGATGCGCCCGCTGGTCTAACCGCAATACGAAATTTTGCATCGCTATTAGCTTGATTGCATACTTGTAATGTGGATGCAATTGTGCTATTTGCCGCCGGTACCGTATATAATGTAGTATCGGTATCTGCCGATGGTATTTCTTGCCCTAATACTTTAATTTTAGTTGCCATATTGTTCCTTACATTCCTGATAGCATTAGTGATAGCGGATTAAAATCTAATTCTGTTGCGGTAGAGCTAATTCTACCATTTGCTTCAACTAGTATTTTGTCACCGGAGGACACGGTAGAGCTAATTCTACCATTTGCTTCAACTAGTATTTTGTCACCGGAGGACACGGTAGAGCTAATTCTACCATTTGCTTCAATCGTTGTAAATGTGCCCGCAATTAACAAATCAGCTACTGCACCTGTAGATATATTATTTGCGGTGATTGCAGCAGGAGCTATATTAGTTGCGGTGATTGCAGCAGGAGCTATACCGCTACTTTTAATTTTAGTTAAAGCCATATTAATCCTTTAAATTTACCACAATATTTATATTATCCGAAGTCTTTATTTTCTATGTTAAATACCGAGCTTTTGTCAATTTCGATTGAATATTTTGAGTTTTTTGGCCGAATCTTATGTTTTCTTTGATGTAGAAGCATATTCGCAGCTATAACTAATAAAATAGCTAACGGGTCAAATACAAACATCAATGCCATAATAATAAGACGAACTGCTCGATCAATTGTTTCCATATCATTTTTCTGATATACTAGCTCAGAGATATATCGAATAGGGCCAATATCAGCATTCTGTTTATTTTTGTTTTTTTGTATTTCGCCAAAATCCTTAGTTAATGTAGAAATTCTATTTTGTGAATTCTGAATTTCCGCATCTAATTTTTTATTCGACGTTTCTCTTTTAGATTGCCTATCTAAAAGATTATCCAACCGCCTACGTTCTATATCTATTAAATTTTTAGTAGTTGTTATTTGTGTTTCACTATCATATATTCCAGCAGAATCAGATGTATATGATTTTGATAGATAACCAAAAATACCCAAGGAGGTAATAATAGATAATATGATAATACTAATGACGAAATACGTCTTCATTAATATATTAATTTTGTTCCATTGTCTATATACAAACGATGCAGTAACAAGCTTTCCAACCTCAAGTATGCAACCCATAATAACTATAGGTAGTACATTTGCAGAGAATATATGAGCCAATCCTACAATTGAAAAATACCCCGCTATGCCTGAAATTGCGAATGCCGTTAATAATAAAATTACTGCGAATATCATTTTTCATATACCCATTAAAATATTTTTTGGTAATTCATATTAAGCACTAAACATATTCTATCCTGTTTACTATTATTAACTGTTACTCGATGTTCTAAGTTACCTGGAAATTGAATCATTAACCCCGAATGAGGAGTGATAGTTAATATTCGGTCTTCATCACGAAATTCAATATCACCAGAATTAGCAGGTGTTTGAATATAAATTACCCCTGAGGTCGGAATTCCTAAATGATTATGCCATTCATTATATGATCCAGGAGTATTGATACAAAACCACGAAGACAATACATTAAAGTTGGCTAATAAAGGAACTTCATTACTAATATTACCACTGGTCCATCCCCCTCTGGTAGAGCGGGCTGCATTGTTAGGATTTAGTTCTTTTAATTTATAAACAAAAGAAATAATATTTTCCGGAATTTCTATCTTAGATCTTTGGATGTCTATCAAATATTTTATATCCCCGTAATCGTTGCACCACCAGTAATGGTTATTCCTGTACCACCCCCACCTTCAGTAAATGAATAGGGTGTGAAGATGTTAAAGCTCCCAGAAGATGTAGTTATCGAAGCGTAATTACTCTCAGGAATATACACTACATCAGTAACAGTACCTAATTCTGGATAACCAACAACCGTCCATCCTATTTGTATTAAACTAAAACTAGGATCAACCGGACTAAAATAACCTGGGTTACCTCCTTCTGACACATTTACTGCAGCGGTAGTTTCACCGCCTGCGATTCCTGAAATTATCATATTATACCTTTAAATTTTTAATATGAGTTTTATGTACACGGCATTGCACTTGCCCATTGTAGTACTCTTCTGTTTCTAAAACTCGACGATCCATTTGTTCGCGAGCTTCCAAATAATTACATAATCCTTTATTGGGGCAGATATATAGAATTTCTCTAATGAAATTTTCTTCACCGTGTTCTTGTACATCTTTTTTGACTTCGTCAGATGAGGACCAATAGTCTCTCCAATCCGATTCAACCTTAATACGTTTCTTTTTACCTTTAACTTGTTTTGTCTTACGAAACCAAAACAATTTTTTTCCTATATATTTTTTACCGTTAGTAATATTAGTAATCAAGTATACAAAACCATAGGCTGTTTCTGGAATATCTATTAACGGGTTATTATCATATATCCACATAAAAATACCAATTCTAAATTAGTATTTATTGTAGTCATCTACGACCTCCCAAAGATCACCATCCTCAACAAACGTATCTATTTCCTGTCTAGGTGGTACTAAAAAATAATCATCGGGGTCAGTCATAACATCTTCAAGCCGTTCTGTTGCTAAACCAGAACCCATGCGCCCCGTTTTATGTAGCATGGTAGTTTGTATAGATTTTTTATATCTGTGACCTTCGGACTCTTCCGTGGCCATATATTCTTTTTGTTTTTGTGAGAATACCTGTTTTTGCTCAGATGTCCATTGCCGGGAGTTAGCACAAACCCGGCTACAAAATTTGCCGGGTTTGTTGTGCGTTGTATTACACTTAGGACACGTCTTCGTCATACTCGTTATCTTCATATCGATCTTCTTCCTCGGCATCCATAGCAGTGCCGCAGAAGGGACAATTTTTTACTTTATAGTAATTTTCATCTAGATCATAACTTATTTTGAAGACGGCGTCACATTCGAAGCATTCGTGGTGCTGTTTTCTGGCCATACTAACCCCCTTTTCTTAACTTCTGTTTCAAACACTCTTTTACGAAGATCAGTCGAACTAAAGTAATGATCTCTTTTATTGTAAAAGAATTTGATACTTCGTTTTAAACAAATATCCTTGCCCGTAAATTCCAAATCTTTATATTCCTCCCCCAATATTCTAACATTAATTGGTAAAGTCATAAGAATATCTTCTAATTCTTTTTCAGTATTATAGATAACAACCTCATCTACATATTTACATGCTTTGACTTGTATCTGTCTTTCTATAATAGATTGAACGGGCTTATTCTTCGTATCTCTATCCATTGTAGGATCCGTTTGAATACCTACAATAAGGTAATCGCATTGTCGTTTAGCTTCTTCAAGCATAACAACATGACCTGCGTGGAAAAGATCAAAGGATGAGCATGTAAATCCTACTGTCAAATCTTTCATAATTGCTCCACTTCAATTTTACATTTAGTTAAAAACTCAATGCCATCAGTTGTTCTATATGCATTGCGATAAAATACTTTTTTAATACCTGCAATATGTATAAGTTTCGCACAGTCAAAACAAGGAGCATGCGTCACATACATAGTAGCATCTTCACCCGAGGATACTGATTTTGCTAACTTTCCTATAGCATTCATCTCCGCATGTATAACCTCGGGTTTAGTTTTTAATATAGTGCTATGTATTGCGCCTTCGTAATCTGAATATAGTTCCACAGTTTCATTTTCGCAGTTGTTATCCCAACCCGAGGGCGTGCCGTTATAGCCAATAGAAATTACTTTATCATCTTTTACTATAATAGACCCAACCTGCAATCTTTTCGCATTTGATAATTCAGCATACGTTTCCGCAGCCTTCATATGAGCATAATCAATTTTATTAGGCATTGTGAATTATGCTAACGCAATTCCTGTAGTTGTTTTAAGAAATTGCTTAGCAAAAATTTCATCAGTAGGTTCTGCTACAGTAACAGCATGCTTAGACAATTTAACATCCTTCTCCTGTTTCACTGTGAACAAATAAGGCATTAAGCCTGGCCCTTGTTGTCCCATACCGATTACCATTGGCTTAGATAACTTATAATGAGTAGCAGTTTCCTCTACCAACTTTGCCACCAGCTCTTCACCTGAAGTAAGCTTAAATGTAATTACTTCACCTGCAGTAACACCTTTATCAATTAACATAATATTTCCTTTTCAAATAATTTAATCTTCAACGCCCCATTTATCCTTTGGGCACTTTGTACTTTTAATTCTAATTTTAGTCCAAATTGCGCAGCCACATATTTGACACGATTTAACTCCTACGAAAGATGTAAGGTGTTCGCAGCTATTGCATATGTCTCTTCGCTTTTCGACAAATGTTATTACTTTTCGATCGGTATCCATTTTTTGCACCAATAGTTAGGTCTCACTTTTGCATCCCATATACTGCAATATTTTGTTTCCGCTTTATATGCTTCACAATTCTCACAATTTTCTTTTGCATTTCCTAATTTATACGCAGGTGGCAAATTTTTAGATATCAATTCGCCGTCTGGATACTTTTTTACTGAAATATCTTTAAATGTTTTCATGCAGCTTTACCCCATACCTCATTCCAATTTCCGCTTAATGCGCCTTTAGCATAATCGGTTGCTCTGTTTTCAAAGAAGTTAGTATGAGTAGGAGCATTAATCATTTCCTCAACCCAAGGTAAAGGATTCTTCTTACGTTTAAAAATACCACGTAGACCAAGACTAATTAAACGTCGATCCGCAATGTAGCGAATGTACTCTTTAACATCTTCTTCGGTCAACCCTGTGATCGCCCCAGTTCTGAAAGCAAGAGAAATAAACTTATCCTCAAGATCAACCATCTTCTCCGCAATCGTGTAAATTTTCCCTTTAAGCTCATCGTTCCATATTTCCTTGTTTTCTTCAACATATGTGCGGAAAAGTTTAACCATGCCCTCTGCATGCTGAGTTTCATCCACAATAGACCAGGTTATAATCTGTCCCATGCCTTTCATCTTACCATGTCTGGCAAAATTCAATAACATAATGAAGGAGCTAAACAATTGCATGCCTTCAGTAAATGCCGAGAATGCCGCAATGTGGGTAGCAGTTGATTCTAATGTACCATTCTTAGAAGAAAGATCCAATAGGTATTCGTGCTTTTCTCTCATCTCAGTATACTCTAAGAACTCGCCATATGTAGCTTCCGGCATACCCAAAGTCTCAATCAAATGAGAATATGCTGCAATGTGTAATGCTTCTCTTGCAGAGAATCCTAATAGCATCATTCTAACTTCTGGCTGAGGAAAGTGCGGTAGATAGTTATTTACATAACCTCCGGCCACATCTATATCACCTTGAGTAAAGAATCTAAAAATGTTAGTTAAAAATTGTTTTTCTGATTCTGTTAAATTCTTCTTCCAATCTTTTACATCTTCCAACATGGGTACTTCAGTATGTAACCAATGGCTTTGTTCATGTTTAAGCCAAGCATCATATGCCCAAGGATAATTGAAGGGCTTAAATGAATTCCTATCATCAGTTAATCTACTAGTTTGTTTTGCCATTTCTTTCCTTATATCGTAAAACTTGAACCGCAACCACAAGATGCCTTTGCATTAGGATTTTTAATTATAAATTCCGCGGACGTTAATGTTTGTTTGTAATCGACTTCTGCCTCTTGCAGATATTGCATTGATATTGAATCTACTATAATACTTATTCCATCTTTTTCAAATCTTAAATCATCTTCCTCAATTATATTTTCTAAAGAGAACCCATATTTAAAACCTGAGCAACCGCCTCCTTGGACGAAAATACGAAGCATTGCGTCTTCACAATCTTCTGCGATAATTGCTTTAATTTTTGATACTGCCGAATCCGTTATTGTTATCATTTTACTGTTTCATTAGATTGTTAGTAAAATCTAGTAATAACTCAGTGTTTGTTGTATCTTCCCAACGCTTTTGCATCCAACTATATGAATCATACCAATGTTTGGTTGCCTCAGGGTGACATCCTATTAATCCTATTCTATTTTTCATAATAGCCATTGGATTGCCATTTGGGTATGTTGCGATAGTTTCAAAATTATTACCGGTAAATGTACAGCCATCATAAAAAAACATATTCTTCTGTTCGCCTTTCCATAGTACCGACATTTGTTTTGCGTGTGGTCGACGAGTACAGGTATTAGGTTGTTTTATATATTGTACTATGTTAGTGTTCCCGACAATATCAAAATAATCAGGGCCGCTCCAGTAAGCACCCATACAAATTCCCAAATATCTTCCTCCGCGAGAAATAAACTCAAGAATAACATCGCGATTAAACTTAAATAAACTATCGAAGCTATCTGCATCTCCTATCCCTCCGGGAAAACATACAATATCCACATCATCTAAAAACCCAGGTTCCACTTCATGCTTTGTAAATATTTTAAATGTATATTCTTTAGATAACGCATTTATAATACCATTACTAGACTGAACTGAGCATTTAGGGTGATGTAGGAATATCGCAATCTTGCCCATATTAATCTATTCGCATGCTAAACAAGTATCACCGTCGAGAATTGCTTTCATATCCAACTCTTTAATTACATCTCGCTCTATGCGCTTAGATACTTTGTCCGCTTTACCTATCTTCTCTGAGCGGCAATAATATAAAGTCTTTAGACCCATTTTCCATGCCATAAAATGTACAGCATGTAGATATAATATATTTGCGTCTGGTCTAAAGAATAGATTAATAGACTGTGCCTGATCTATATATACTTGTCTGTCACTAGCATGTTCTATTAACCATCTTTGATCTATTTCCATTGATGTTTTAAACACATCTTTGTTCCACTCATCCAACCAATCTAAATGCTGAACCGATCCATCATTTGCAATAATGCTAGACCAAACTTCTTCATACCAGCCATCTTTACGAGTCTCTGCTTCTTTTCTAACAATTGCATCTAAAAATTTATTCTTATTAAGCATTGATCCTGAGAGTGTATCTTGTCTATATGCATTTGCTCTATATGGTTCTACGCTAGGAGACGTGTTTCCCATAATAATAGAAGAAGAAGCATTAGGTGCAATAGCCATAAGATGCGAAAAGCGTTGACCTGTGCCAGTTGCATCAGGAGCTTCACCTCGTTCTTTACCCAATTCAAGATTAGCTGCATCTAATTTAGTCCGAATATTTTTAAAGATTTGCTTGTTTCTACCAACTGCCATGGATGATTCCCATGGGATATTATTTTTCTGTAAAAACGCATGCCATCCTAGTGCACCGATGCCGATTGATCTTTCTCGCATTGCGGAATACTTTGCTCGTTTAATTGCATTGGGTGCGTTATCGATAAAATATTGAAGAACGTTATCAAGCATTTCTGCAACATCTCTAAGGAATATCTTATCATTTTTCCATTGATCATAATATTCTAAATTCAATGAGGACAAACAGCAAACAGCAGTTCGTTGTTTATCAGTAGGTAAAATAATTTCACTGCACAAATTAGATTGCTTAATACTCAATCCCAATTTCTTTTGAGATTCAGGCATGTGCCTATTGCTAGTATCAATGAAGTGGAGATAAGGTTCACCTGTCATCATACGCATTTCTAAAATGCGCTGCCACAGTTCCTTAGCTGACACGACTTCTCGAACTTCTTTAGATGCGGGATCTCTAAGTTCCCAATCGTCATTTGCATCTTTGTCCTTCATACTATTTTCTAGTATACGCATAAAGTCGTCGGTGATATTAATACCATGATGTAAATTTTGTGTTCTCATATTAGGATCACCGGTAGGTTTTCTCATTTCAAGAAAAGCTATAATATCAGGGTGGCTAATATCAAGGTAGGCAGCATAACTACCACGGCGAGTCCTACCTTGACGATAAGCTAAAGATGATGCGTCATATGTACGAAGGTGCGGCATAATACCAACAGACTTATCATCGGCAGAACGAATACCAAGTCCAATTCCAACTCCTCCGCCCAGCATGCTAAGCCAATTTACTTCTGATAATGTGTTGACAAGACCTTCTGCTGAATCATCCAAATAGGGTAGAAAACAACTAATAGGCAAGCCGCGCTTACTACGACCAAAAGAGAGAATAGGAGTAGACAAACTAAGCCAATGCTTAGAACAATAATCATAGAGACGCTGAGAATGTTCAGCATTAGATCCAAAAGCGCTTGATACATATGCGAACCTTTCCTGAGGTGAAATTTCATCATCTTTCATATACGATTCTTTTAATCTTTTGATACCCAATTCATCGAAAAGGGCATCCTTAGAATAATCGACATTAATCCCATGTACGACATTTTCTGCCATGTATAACTCCAATTTTTATTTTTGTTTACTTACTTTACAGATTCAAATATTTCTTTTTGTGACTTATGCCATTCAATCCACCCGTCCACTTTTAAGGAGCATTCATGATACAGATTATAATTACCTGTTACTGTTTTCGCAACATCGCTAAGTTTTGCTTCATCATTTAATTTGATCAATTCCGCGCATGGTTCAGTTAAAATTACTGGTGCGTTAGGAAATTTCATTACAACTGGGACAGTAGTAGAACACCCTGTCAAAAATAATAAAGATAGTAGTAGCTTATTCATTACCTTCTCCTGCAGTATTTTCAGGAGTATCTACTGGTTTCTTAGAGGCATCATTTAATAATTGAATAAATTCTTTTGGTATTACGCATTTATCGTCATATTTTACTATCTCTCTATCGATGTATTTAATATGCTCTTCGCCTCGTTCTTTAATGACCTTAATCTTTTCTACAATTTTAGTTTGTATTTTAGTATTTACAATGACGCTTTTTTGTTCTGCAAGTCTAACCTTTTCTTGCATTTCTGCGACTCGTTTGCGCCATTCCATTTCGGTACTCAATCCGCCTTCGAAATATATGCCTATTAGAAGAACCGCGGTACCTGCAATCTTTAATATCTTACCATATCTACTAATAATGGGAATGAATGCTAAAAAGAATCCAACCAATAATGCTATTGCTCCAATTGCAGTTATTGCATGGGTTAATAGTATTAATAAAGAATCTGGAAGGAATTTTAGAATCCACATATGATAGAATAAAAAGTAGGGAGTCTGTTATTTATTAAATCATATCCTTAGCCATTGGGAAGATAGTAGAAATAACTTCAGCACAGGCTTCGGCGATGTCCACGTGTTCCTGTTGCGTTCCGTTTTCTGATCTAAGTTGAACGTAATGAATCCAACTTCTAAGAGTACCCGCCATATAGAGTTTACTTACAGTGTTACCTTCGGGTAGAATTGCCCGAGCTTGTTCTTTCGCAATACCATTATCAATTGCCCATTTATATGTGTCTTTTACTACATCAATAATGTTTTGCTGACGGCGAGCCCATTCCAAATTAAGTTCTACATCATCAGTTGCAATACTATTCTGACGATTTTTAGTATCTTGTAATCTAGCTTCACGTATAACAAAGTCTAAGTGCTTAACGGGGTCTGCATATCGTTGACTAAATTCCTGAAAAGAAAATGATCTGTGGCGAAGCATTTGTCGTGCAATGTCGCGAGTTGTTTCAATTTCAAGAGTAACATGGACCATTTCTAACGGTGACCAATGTTTGTTTTTAATTAGATATTTAATAAGCTTTTCGCTTGTTTCAGTATTATTTTGATTTGCGGGATTACTTACTCTTGCACAAAATGCAATCAAATCCTGCAGGTCATTCATCTCCGGGACATCAACATCTACATTAGGTTTTGTGTAACCTATCAATTTTACTTTCACTGTATTACTCCATTCCAACGTGTTGACCTTATAGCTTTTGCTTGTTCAAAATTTAATGCGGCTTCCCATGCATCCTTTGCTACTTGCTTCGATGACTCTGACGATGCTACAACCTGCATATATTTACTAGCATCCCACCAGGAATTAAATGCGATTTCTTCATCTAGGCTCATAGTTAATCCCACAATCCATTATAATATTTTCCAAACAATCTAAAGCCATTTTGCATTCTTTCCTCAACTTTTCGCATACCATCAAAATCACATTTATATGTATGGTTAGGGCCATCTCTCAATTCATATAATTTTGCACCTTGCTCAGGAACTTCATTGCCATCTTTATCAACAGGAACATGCATCATATCAAATTCCCCCGATTTAAATTCGTCTTGCCAAGAATCATCGATCTTGCAATTAAATGCGAAAATCATTTCGCCTAAAACCCATTCCCAGCGTTTAAAGTAGTTATCATCTGGGTCCCACTCATTTACCTTAGCAGGGGCGGAACTACTTTTAAGTTCTTCCGGAACATCCTCATCATCTACGAGAGGCGAGCCATTTGCCTTTTCCTTTAGTTGTTTCAACATAGGTAGGATGATGTAGGATAACGTATGATCCATAGACCAAGTATCCCATTTGTCAATTTTTACATAATTAGTCTTTGGATGAACGAAGTCTAAAAACTTTTGCAGAACTAAACTAGCCGGCTCTAATATATTAGAAAGTTTTACGATGATAGGTTCGTCGTACTCAATTTCGCGCCAGAAGAAAACCTTCTCAAGCACTGTATATGGAGAAATCCAATGATTACGATAATTAGAAATATATACTTTCATACTAACACCTCTTCCACTCTGTAAATTTAATTTTTGCTTCTAGCCCTTGATATATATGTTTCTTAACAACATCAAGTGGATCTTTACCTGCTAATACCATATCATTAATATCTTTTTGATCTAAGGATTGAGGCCAGATCACAACCTTATATTGTTTATCAATCACCTTATCTAAAATTTTACAAACATCTTTATTACGAGGTTGATTGTCCAATATAGCAATAACTTTATCTTTTGGTAAATCTAATGTTTCTAATTTAGTAAATGCAGTACCGCCTACCGCAATACAATTAGGCAAAAATAAACTATCAATGGGTCCTTCGACAACATAAATTGGTTTAGTTCTATCTAATTTATCTAATCCGAAAGCTAGTAATTCATCTTCTATAATTTTTACAGTAACATATCTAAGACTTTCATTTCGCAAAGCTCTGCATGTTACTGCAATCAATTGATCATCTTTATTGTAAAACGGAAGTACTAATCTAGGTTCTTTCGTTTTTATTTGTTCTTTATACTTCGTATTAAGTTGCACAATATTGGAAATATTATCAATATAATATAAGTAATGAAACTTTCCTCTAGGTATTTTGCGTGCCACACAAAATTGAACTGCCTCATGATCTTCGGGTAATTTATCTAATCGTTCCAACAACCCATCTAATAAGCGCTGTTCCGGTTTTACAAATACCGGAGCCGCCATCTTAAATTTATCTTCAATATTTTGATGCGGTTTATTACTAGGTAAGCCTTCGTTGTATCGTTCCAAAGAATATTGGTTATACTGCAACCCGTTGAATTGTTTTAGAAATGAACCAAAGTGCATAGATGCACCACAGTTATGACATTTATAAAATAAATCATTTTTTGCGGGATAAAAATATCCCCTTGCCTTATTTTTCTTTGCCTCAGAGTCACCGCAGATTATACATCTGCAATTATATAAACGATCGCTCTTTTGTTTAAAAAGAGGAAGTTGATTGCTAATTAACTTTAAATACTTTAAATCTACAAATAAAGACATTTAGACTCCTATACGAAGTCTAAATTATATAATAGAACTACTAGAAAGTCAAGCCTTTAGAACAAATTTTCCATTTTAACGTGAGCAAGTACATACCCTGCGACCATTGCTCCGCCCATTATCATCCATCGCCATTTTTCAATTTTACCAATTTTTTCCAAAACTTCGTGATTGTGCCTAGCGCTAGTTTCACTATGAGCGTCAATTTTTTCTATAATCTTTTCGTTTTTATGTTCAAACTCCGATCCAAGATCATTGATACGCTCATGTAAAATTACATAGTTATCTTCCATCTTCTTCTCAATCTTATCAAAATCATTAGTTAACGAATTGATTTGAGTTTCCAATACCGAAACTCGTATATCGGTGTCAAGATCACGTATGTTGTTTGTAGCCATTTTAGATTGCCTTATTTCTTCTAAACATAGAACTAGCGCCGGACGCCGTATATTTTTTCTGTGCTTTTTTGCTTACGGGAACATCTTTATCTAATCCGGCAATACCTGAAGTGGCCATTGCATTGTTTGCCGGGGCTATTGCAACATTTTCTTCCGAAAATTGTTTAAAAGTAAAAATCTTTTTTTCATCTAATATTTTCTCAACTTCTGCAATTTCTTCTGTTAAATCTTTACTAATGAGTCTTATATATTGTTCTTCAAGATTTAAGGGCTCTTTACCTAATTGTGTATGCTCTTTGATTAAAGAATATGCAGCAGCTAAAGATACAATTTTCTTATTATCAATAGGCACCTTTTCGATAATTCGCTTTAATCTATAAACTAATCTATGTAATAGAGTATACGCATCTCTATCTTCGACGGTGTTTAACTCACTCATCTTTTTTAGTTCTTTGCCCTTAATATCTATAATGCCGCGCTTATACGCCTCAGTATTTTCAAAGGGAGTAACTAATAAGTTTAGTATTCTTAGAGCAATAATTGAATCTACAAATCTTCCCATTTAAATCTTCTTTAAAGTTTCTAATACGGTTTCATCTAACGGTATATCATTATCTACTATTTCTACACCGGTTGTTACTATAATTTTTATAGGCATATAGTTTAAAAATACTAGGAAAGTTTTTATTTGAGGCCAAAATTTTTCTTCTAATTTAAAGAATAACATTTTAGTTGTTGCCTCAACACCAAATAAATTTCCTAGTATAATTATATGATTAAGTATTAATCTTTCTTTAAGATCCTTGCCCACATCATGTTTACGAAGTAATCGTTTAATATATTTAAATCGTTTTAAATCGTCGTAAAACTCATCCATACCGAGGCACCCCGGATTGTCATAGTGTTTTACTGCAAACATTACAAAATTATCTTCAGTCAATTCAAATATCATTGTGTTAAGTTAATCGCTCCTGATACCAAAGTCATTGGACCAGATACAAGAGTATCCGAATCTATACCAAATGGGTTATATACAAATCTATTATTTCCACCTAGCAATGATCTAGTATTAGTATAATCATTGTTGATGTTAGAACTATATATGGTGGTATTGCTTACCGATTTTCCTAAGAACCAAGATTTAAGTTGATTTGGTCTTACTCCGGGATTTATTTGTAAATACAGTGCACCAAGTCCACATACCTGAGGTGCAGCCATTGATGTTCCGCTTAAAATAACTTGTTTAAAACTAGAATCTAAATTATAGGCAACACCGCTAAATGAATTAGTGTTACTAGTGCAACTTATAATATTTGATCCCGGCGCCCATACATCAACACCTGGACCGGTTTCGCTTGAATGGGCTTTTTGATCTTGTACTGCAGAAAATACAGTACTATCAATATTACCAACCTTAAACGCTTCGTCATCATATGGACTAGATCCTCTGTGATAGAAATAATCTGATCCACCAGAAGTAAAATAATTCTCATAGTCTACTCCGTCCGGAGTATCTATTTTATGGTAGTTATTTCCCGCAGCAATGATGACATGTATGCCCTCATCAATCATTTCCTGTATATCAACATCAACGGATCCCAATCTAAAATTAGTAATAAAATTTCCGCCACTAGATAAATTTACTAAGCCAAAATTTGTCCAACGATATGCTGCATTACCTGTAGTATTAGCATCATTGTAAGTAACTCCTCTATACAAAACAGAAGATACAGATGAATAGGTTAAACTATATCCCCAGCTCATATTAACAATTGTTGGTCGCTTAAATCCCGTAGATGAATCAATTGGTTTATTTCTATGCCAAAGTTTAATTACGTCAAAGCAATCTGTAATTGATATCCCAGTACCAGAATCGCCGGCACCTTCAAGACCGTTTACCTTTAAAGAATATATTTTTGCATTTTTTGCCCAGCCAAAAGTTTTACCCGCTGCTATACCGGCAACATGCGTCCCGTGTCCATCATAATCTCTATAATGATTTGCGTTCTGTGTACCGCCTAAACCGCTGGCAGTATACCAATTTATCTGTTGTATTCGAGAAGCACCCAAATTGTCTCTAAATTCCGGATGGTTAAGTTCAATGCCGCTATCCTGTATAACAACATCTACTCCTGTGCCATCTAGTAAATATTTGTAAACATTATCGGTAGTTGTACCCGTACCATAAAGATTGGTTGCGCTGTTTATTCTACGCAATCCCCAATTTTTATATGCACCGGTTGATGTCGATGGCTTAGTAAAATCTCCAACCTGTGCACCACGAAATCCAATTTTTATATCGTCTCGTTGTTCAGGTGGAATTTCTACGGAATATACTCTAGAATCATTTTTTAATATATTTGCTTCTTCATCTGTTAACGAATAATGGCAACTTCTTGTGCTACCATCTCTATTATTTACTATATCTATTTTTCTATCAGGAATGAATGGATGTGCATTCGTAGGAGACTCCATCTCCTGCCAAAATGAGGTATAATCTACATTTTTTTGTAAACTTACAATATATTCTTTAAACATTATCTGTTAGTGTTAGAGGGAATGAACGTAATTGCCCAGGCCAAATTATTCTTACTGCACCATTTATACCATTTTCCGCATTTCTAGTCGAACCGCCTACCCCACCGCCGCCGCCGGCACCATAGTAACCAAATGAACCAAATGAACCATCTCCGCCATTACCGCGTGTTATTGTTGAGGATCCGCCTATTCCTCCAGCACCGTTTGGCCCCGAACCATACACTCCTACGCCACCACCGTTGCCGCCGGTTGCTTCTCGTATGGTATCGCTTATATATCCAGAACCACCTCCACCTGCACCGCCTCCTAATCCCGCAGTGCCCGCAAAGCCGGCGGACGATGCAGGAGATCCTGTTGGTCTTGCACCTCGAGCGCCCGCTCCTCCTATTCCGGTATAGCCAGCTGCGCCACCGCCGCCTGGTGCTCGAAAACCTACAGAAGAAGTATCTATACTTCCACCAGCTCCACCAATTGAACCTCCGCTATATACTCCCCCAAGAGTGCCACCGTCTCCTAGTGCAGATGAGCCAATACTAATGGTTGCATTTGCCGACGATTTTCCTCCGGATTGTCCTCCACCGCCGACACAGGAGAATGCGCTAGATCCACCGCCACTTCCTGCTTCTTGAGTAGTTGTTCCGCTAATTGTTATTTGACCAGTACCTCCTGCGCCGACAACAATATTATAACTTTGATTAGGAATAACCGCAACCGCATTTCTATAAGCTAGCGCACCGCCGCCACCACCGCCTCCTACGCCAATAAGATTCGTTCCGGCACTACCGCCTCCACCTCCACCAATACATAAAACAGAAATGGATGTTACGTCAGACGGGCATACCCAAGTGTATGTACCGGGAGTAGTAAATTCTTCTTGCCCAAATGCATAATAAGACTTACCATAGAAATCGCTCAATGAAATTGTACCGGATGGAATATCTGCTAAGTCTCTAGCATCTATATCATTTATACTTATTGTAGCGTTGGCTGCTTTAAATAATTCAAGATTAACTGAAAGACCTGATATATTTCCACCGAGACTAATTGCACCCGAATTCAATAAAGCCATTACTTATCCTTTAGCTCATTGACTTTTACGTCTAATTCTTTAATTGCTTCAATAATTAGAGGTATCAATCTTTCATATCTAACAGTTAAATATTTTTCATCAATTGGCGCAGGGGCAACTACTTCTGGTTGTACTTTTTGTACTTCCTGTGCGGATACACCCACCTCTTGTTTAACTTCATATCCTAATGCCTGGGCAATTTCATTTGCCTGATAATAAAATCCAGATAATTGTTTAATTTTATCTAATGCGTCGGTAATAGGACCTAATTTAGTTTTTAATCTATCATCCGAATAATATGCAGTTATATTATTCGTTGCTCGAATTTCACCCGCTGTACCTGATGCGGTTGTACCTACACCTAAAGAATTTACTTGACCATTTGATCCAGTTGAAAATCCACCAGCAGGGCCTGTTGCACCAGTTGAACCAATTGTACCAGTTGCTCCAGTTGCTCCTACTCCAGTTGCACCAGTTGGGCCTAATATCGATCCCGCTAAAATAACATTAGAATTATTAAGTGTAATTTGTAAATTTGCGCCACTTACATTAGCAGAAACTATGTACAATCCGGTTGCACCTATTACGCCTGTTGCACCGGTTGCTCCTAATCCCGTAGCTCCGGTCGCTCCTGTTGAACCAGTTGCTCCTGGTACTGTAGAATCTGCGCCTGTTGCACCTTGTACGCCGGTTGAGCCAACATTACCTGTTAATCCGGTCGCCCCTTGTACTCCGGTTGCGCCCGTTGCTCCACTAGGTCCTTGAATGGTACCAACATTTGTAAATGTATTTCCAGAATATACCCAAAGATTTCCGGTAATTAAATATCCATCCCCATTGACATTGCCGCTTACAGGGAAAGAAGATGAGTCTGGTAATGAAGCTAGTATAGTTACACTTGTTCCAGCAGGCCCCGTTGCACCGGTTGAACCAGTTGCCCCAGTATTCCCGGTTAATCCAATTAGTCCAGATGCACCAATAAAACCGGTTGCTCCGGTATTACCGGTAAATCCGGTTGCACCCGTTGGACCAAATACATATCCCGCATTAATTGCATTTGCGTCATTTAAAGTAATTATTAAATTTGCATTACTTACATTAGCGGAAACTACATATAACCCCGTTGCACCTTGTACGCCGGTTGAGCCAACATTACCAGTTACACCCGTTGCTCCCGTTGCTCCGCGAATACCTGTTGCGCCAATCGAACCAATACCCGTTGCACCTTGTATGCCTGTCGCACCGGTTGAGCCAATGTTACCGGTTAGGCCTGTTACACCGGTCGCACCTGTTGGACCTAATATGTATCCTGCATTAATTGTATTTGAATCATTTAATGTAATAACCAAATTTGCGGTACTTACGTTTGCAGAAATTATGTATAGACCAGATACACCCGTTGCACCAGTTGATCCTGTTAAACCTACATTACCAGTCAAACCAATCGAACCCGTTGCACCTTGAACTCCGGTTGCTCCAGTATTACCGGTTAATCCTATTACCCCAGTTGCACCTTGTATGCCGGTTGCCCCAGTCAAACCAATCGAACCCGTTGCACCTTGAACTCCGGTTGCTCCAGTATTACCGGTTAATCCGGTCGCACCTTGTATGCCTGTTGCACCTTGAACTCCGGTTGCTCCAGTATTACCGGTAATACCAGTTGAGCCAGTTAAACCTACATTACCAGTTAATCCTATTACGCCAGTTGACCCAGTATTTCCTGTTAATCCGGTTGCGCCGGTTGATCCAGTTAAACCTACATTACCAGTTAATCCTATTACGCCGGTTGCGCCTTGGATTCCAGTTGCTCCAGTATTTCCTGTTAATCCTATTACGCCAGTTGCGCCAGGTGGACCTTCAATGCGACCAACATTTGTAACTACATTACTGGCAAACACATAAAGATTGCCTTCAATTAAATACCCAGACCCATCTATTGCGGTTGGAGGTAATAAATTGACATTCGCAACACTTCCTAAAATTGTTACACTTGTACCTGCTGTACCCGTTGAACCAATCGGTCCAATCGTACCTTGCATACCTTCTGGGCCAGTTGCACCTGTATATCCTCTAGGACCTTGTACTAATCCTACGTTTGTCCAAGTTGTACTGTTCCATACATGTAAATTACTGGTAATTAGATAACCATCACCTGTAGTTGCACTGCCTGGTAACAAGGATACATTTGCAAGTTCTCCTTTAATTATTATTGCCCCGGGGTTTACCCCTCCGATTGTTGAACCAACCGGTAAACTTAATCCTCCAGTGGTAGGGTCAACTGATAATTCAACCCCGCCCAAATCTAAAGTTTGTGCAGCAAAATATCCCGTTTTCCATCTTGCAGTAGGCGAACCAATATTATACGTTAAATTATCTTTAGGTAATATGTTGCCAAGATATACAGTATCTGCAGCATTCAAATCAGTAATAACTCTGGTTGAAGTATAATATAAATTTGTTGCTTCTTGAACAGTATCTGTAGTTAATACGACTGCTCCGGTTGCACCATTAACAGATGTTACTCCACCTACAACATTAATTATGCCATTTGCTTGGTCATAAGAACCAGTGCCCGTTACCGAAATTGCTTGACGAACTCGATTAGTAGTATGATATAAATTAGAACCTTCTGCAATATTTGTAGTAGTTAATACAACTGCGCCAGTCGCACCATTGACTGATGTTACGCCGCCTACGATATTGATTATACCATTTGCCTGATCATATGAACCAGTGCCTGTTACAGAAATTGTTGATCTAACTCTAGAATTTGTGTAGTATAAATTAGTATTCTCTGCAATATTTGCGGTAGTTAACACTACGGTACCGGGACCCTCACCATTTACAGATGTTACATACGAATTTGCAGATCTAAATTCCGATTGACCTATAACACGCCAATTGCCATCAGTGTATACTAAAATAGCATCATCGCCAATTGCTGAGAAGTTTAAATCTACTCCAGCAATATTCCCTGCTAATCTAGATGTACCACCTTGACTACTTGTGGTAGTGAATATTTTTATTTGCCCATTTGCTCCGCGAGGAACCGTTACTTGCTGTAAGCTTGAACCTACTCTAATATGGGTAATAGGAGTCGTTAAATCGACTGTGCCTGCACCATTAATTACCTGAGGAGTACCACCGAAAGAAACATTTCCGCTTAGACTAAGACCGGCAAAATTCTTAAGCAAATCATTTACGCTAATACTTTTACTAGCATTAGATTGGACAACATATAATAAATCTGTAGGATTTGCTGTAGTAATTCTGGTTAATTCTGATATTTTTAGTTTTGCCATCTTTTATTATATGCCTCTGATCATACATCCGTTGAACCAGGTAATATTTGGGGAATTAACTGCTGTAACAGATATGTCCCCGCCCGAACCTTGTTGAACGTATATTTCGAAATAATCTGTCGTGCCATTAGCATACACCACAGAACTTACTTGCATTGCCCAGAAGGTTGCGGCAATTTGTGTGCCACTTTGATTGGTGCCGCGCTTGTGTTCTGAACCATTCTTCCAGATAACAATCATCATTTCGCCGGTGCCGCTGGCGCCATCCAGTCGAACTTCTGCGTTTAATTGATAATACCCTTCGACTGTGGGAGTGAATCTTGAACTGGTATAGTTGTTGTTGGTATCAAATTCTTCTGCTTGGAACAGTACTTTTTGTTGGCTACCTGTTGTTATAGTCTGGGGTGTGGCATTAGCGTAGGCACCAAATGCTGGTCCGGCAACTACTGCGCTGGTCCAAGCACTACCATTATAGTATTGCGGTACATTTAAATTAGAATTATAAATTGTATCACCAACAGTCGCAATAATATTACTTCTATTTGCAGTTGTATATGATCTAAGTCTTATTGGAGAACTTGTAAGTACAACAGCGCCCCCATTTGCACCATTCGCACTTAAATTAATGTTTGTTGCCGATGTTAGTGTTGGTACGCCAAATCCTGCAGAGGCAAAAGTATTTGCAGTTACCGATCCGGTAAATCTAATATTACCTTCAACATTTGAATTTGGACTTATCCCGGCATAAATGTTTGCAAGATTCTTATAAACTAAGTCGTTACCTTGCACCACTAGTATATCATTATTACTGGCGGCGCCTGCATTAATTTGTAACCTACTTATTCGTCTTGCCATTTACTTTTTCTCGTGTACTAATATCTATATTTATGATGTAACAATCTTATGATATGGGAATGCAGTTTAAAATGTAATTGAACCAGACGACGTCCACTTATATATTCTGTACCCACCTGCAATTGTTACATTGGGTGATCCTGTAGTCGCAGTTGCTGATGCATAACTGTCAGCGTATCGTATAATAACGATACCCGATCCGCCAGAGCCAGCATTACCAGTTTGACCGGCATTTTGCCAATCATTGCCAGTGCCACCACCACCGCCGCCAGTGTTTGTGGTTCCGCTTGTTGCCGTTACGCCACCTCCGGATGGGGATCCTGCTCCGCCACCACCTGCTCCGCCCGTACCTACAGTACCTCTTGATCCGCCACCGCCACCGCCGGCATATATATAATCAATATTCCAAGAAGCATATGTACCTGAACCGACAATCGAAGCCACCGTTACGGTTAAAGATAATCCGGAATAACTTGCAACTGCCCCATACATATAATTTGATACGTCATAGTACATTCGTATTGGCTGGCCGGCGGAATAACTTAAACCAGACGCAACAGTAAATGTTTTTGTGCCAGTGCCCATTGCCACACTACTTGTACTTGTGGTCGTACCCGTAATTGTTGAGATTAAACCAACACCACCATTACCATTGCCGCCGCTGGTGCATGATGCGCCGACTGCGCCTGCGCCGCCACCACCACCACCTCCGTACCCGGGAGCTTGAAGCTTGCCGCCGGTGCCGCCATTATTACCTTGTCCACCTACTCCAGCGCCGCCAGATGCATCCCCCTGATTTGATCCGCCACCGCCACCGCCACCAGAGCCACCGCTTCCGCCGGTAATCCGCGGCGCATTGTCGGTGCTGGCGTCGCAACCGCCATATCCACCGCCAGTAGATGTAATTGAGGAGAATACAGAATTTGAACCTTGAGTTCCGTTGCCGTCATTAATAGCTCCAGCACCGCCTGCCCCCACTGTAACAGTAATCTGGACTCCAATAGCCGTAGCTAATCCAGTTGCAGTTCTGAATCCACCAGCACCGCCACCTGCCGCATCATTCGCGCCGCCACCACCGCCACCCGCAACTACCAAATATTCAACAGGAATAGTTAGTCTAGGATTATTAAGTCCCAAGACATTTGTAAACCTAGTGCTGATTTTTTGGAGGCTGTGCGTTTTTATCGCCATTAACTAATCTCCGAACCAAACACATTAAAACTTGTTGTAGATGCATTTGCATACACGGTGATTATATCAGTTGTAGCTAATGTTATTCCGACTGTTAAACTAATAGAATCATATGCAGGAACCACAGTGTTAAAAGATATATAATGTTTTGGAACTAATGTTTCGCCGCCTGGTCTAATTGCAATTCTAAAAGTATCGTTAGCTATGCCTTGATTACACACATTAATTGTAGATACAACTGTACTTGTTGCCGCCGGAACCGTATACAGCGTAGTGAATGTATTTGATGCGGGATTAACTTGTCCTAAAACTTTGTATGTTGTTGCCATATGATTTCCCTATGCTCCCATTAGTAAAAATGGGCTTACTGATTCTGCAGATGCACCTGCACCAATGTTTGCCCAAGATGAGCCATTGTAATATTGCACCGTTGCTGTATTAGAATTATATATTACATCACCAGACGTTGAGGTTAAACTTGTTAAATTCAATGTGGAATAACTTCTTAATCGCAATGCCGAATTTTGTATTACAACTGCGCCGCCATTATACCCATTTGCATTTAAATTGATGTTTGTTGCGGATGTTAATGTTGGTACGCCGAACCCGGTAGAAGCAAATGAATTAGCTGTAACGGAACCGGTAAATCTAATATTACCTTCAACATTTGAATTTGGACTTATCCCAGCATAAATGTTTGCAAGATTTTTATAAACTAAGTCGTTACCTTCTACTACCAGTATATCATTATTACTAGCGGTGCCTGCATTAATTTGTAACCTACTTATTCTTCTTGCCATTTAGGTTTCTCTAAGTCTTAAAATGTTATAGTACCGGATGTGGTCCACTTGTATACTCGGTAACCACCTGCAACTGTTATGGTTGGGCTACCGGTGGTTGCCGTTGCTGCAGGAAATGTATCAGCATATCTTATAATGACAACACCCGAACCGCCAGCTAACCCTGGACCACCTGCGTTATTACCACCGCCACCACCGCCGCCTCCAGTATTTACGGTCCCTGCTGAGCCGGCACTTGAGCCGCCGAGCGCGCCGTTGCCGCCACCTCCAACTCCACCTGATCCAACAGTCCCACCATCATTGCCACCACCACCTCCGCCTGCGTATGTTACTGATGCGCCAGAAATAGAGGATGTTGACCCAGCACCCCCGTCGCCCGCCTTTCCTGGCGACGAAGCGGATCCGGCAGCACTGGCTCCACCGCCACCGCCACCATATCTGCCCCCACTTCCATTTCCCCCGCCAATATTGCCCTCACCCGGTGGGCTAGGTGTGAGTGGTGAGGCGGATCCTCCATCTGCTCCCGCGCTGCCGCCAGAACTGCCGCCAGCGGCTCCGGCTCCGCCAACCCAACTTCCACCGCGGCCGCCGCCGGTCGAAGTTATACTACCAAAAACAGAAGGACTTCCATTGGTAATGTTTGCTCCTCCGGCACCTACCGTAACAGTTATAGGTGTTCCTGAAGAAACTGCTAAATTGTTAGCGGTTCTATATCCGCCGGCGCCGCCGCCGCCTCCAACAGTATCGCCGCCGCCTCCGCCCCCAGCAACAACCAAATATTCAACTGAGTTTGTTGAGTTTATGGATTGAATAGTTCTAAGACCAAGGGAATTTACTCGGTTACTTTGAGCAACAATACTTCGAGTAGAATGGCGAATGATGGACATTAGTAAATCTCTGTCCCGAATAAAGTAAAGGCTACGTTGCCTTGGAATGAATATACTGTTATCTTATCTGTTGCCCCAAGCGACATGCCCAAGGTAAGACCAATTGCATCCTGAGCAGGTAATGCCGCATCAAAAACAATATATTGCTGCGTTGTTATTGCGTTACCAGATGGTCTAGCTAATACTCTAAATGTCACATTAGCTGCGGTTGTATTACAAATATTCAATGTAGAGATAACTGCGTTATTACCTGCAGGTACGGTATATAAATCTGTAAATGTATTTGCTATTGGTAGAGACTGCCCAAGAATTTTATAATTTTTTGCCATTTTATTTTCCTTACATTCCTGCTAATAAAAATGAATCAACTTCATCGGAACCGCTGGCACCGATGCTTGCCCAAGATGAGCCATTGTAATATTGCACTGTCAATGTATCAGAATTAAATATAATATCTCCTGACGCAGCAGTTAAATTACTTAAATTTACCGTAGAATAACTTTTTAATTTAATAGGTGAGCTTACAGATAGTGAAGAACCGGTCACACCAATCGTAGTATTACCAATTAATAATGAATTGGCTGCAGCTAAATGTAATTTTTTATATTTTTTATCCGATGTACCTAATGTATACGCTGAATCTGCAATTGGTATTAAATTGCCCGTTACTATATCTGTTCCTCGTATAGCGGCAATAAGATTTGGCCCAGCTGTACTTAATTCTCTAATATGTATAACGACATTTGTTGCTGGAGGTGATACAAATCTTAATACACCTAAATCATATGTATAATCTGTAGTTGGTACTTGGGCAATGCCATTTTCAAATACCAAAATACTATCTTGAGTAAATCCAGAAGAAACAACAAACGTGTTTGTCGTATTATCACCAACAAATGTTCTGGTGTTATATTGCCCGCCTACTGGGCCACTAATTATTCTTACATCAATATCTGCATTGGCACTAGGTGCTTCGGATAATATTAAAGTTTTGCCAGATAATGTATATGTATTAATTTGTTGAAACACCCCATCTATAATAACGGAAATAAAGTTTATCCCCGCCGGTGTTGTGGACAACGTATAATTTACATTTGATCCGTTACCCACAAAACTATCTACGGTGGATACTAATGTAGGATATGAGGTAGTAAATGATTCTGAACCAAAGAATCTAACTTCAATATTTGAACCAACTGGTGGCTGACTTGTAAATGTTATCGTAGATCCGGTAACACCATAATCAGTAACCGGTAATTGCAATAATCCCTCAATTACAACTAATATGTTTTTTGGATCAGAAATTGTTCTGCCCATCGAATAACTTAACGTATCCGCTTGTGCTAGTATTGTAGTACTATCATTTGCAACAGTAGCTGTTGCTGAAGCAGATATAACCCCATTAGTTATTGAGATAAAATCGCCGGCGCTAAATGAATCTCTTGCTCTTTGTGTAGTAAAATATAAATTACCGGCAGTTTCAATTACATTGGCAGTATATAATCTATTCCAAATATTTGCAGTTACGCTATCAGCTAAAATATTAGCACCGGTAACAGAAGTACCCGTAATATTTCCGGCAAGTACTTGATCTGATACTGATATGTTTCTAATTATTAGACCATTTGCAATTAAATTACCTGATGCTCTAACATCTCCAATAATTACATCTAATGTTTTATTAACTACAAATTTGTCACCGGTAGATTGATATACTATATTAGCTTGCGCACCTGCAATTGTGAAACCTGCACCATCTGCAGCTGCCGCATTAATTGCGCCGTTGGCCAATAAGATATTTTTATCTTCAACATTTAAAGTACCAATGTTTAGCGTAACAACATTTCCTAGTACTTCGAGATCCCCAATAAGTGTTAAATTATTTAGAGCTAAATTTGCGTAAGATAAAGCGGAAAATACTCGAGGAATTGTAAAATATAAATTTCCTAATTCACTAACATTCGCAGTAGTTAGTAACGGAGTAACCGTTGCAATAACTTTCGCATTGGTGAAATATTGATTAGTAGTTTCGATTACGTCAGATGTTGTTATTACCTGAGCAGTAGGCCAGTCGTTACCCGTTTGCCGAATAACAACTTCTCCTAACTTAAATCTACCTTTGTTAATTATTGGCATCTTTTTACTTTACTTTGTTTTAACATTTTAATATTTATTATGCGGATGGATAACGAATAATTACAATACCTGAGCCTCCGGCGCCTGTAGCATTTGGGGTACCGTAACCGCCACCAACACCACCTCCACCAGTATTAACTTTACCCGAAACTCCCCACGGTAATAACACCTTTTCAAATGCTCCGCCGCCTCCCCCTAATCCCCCATTTCCATATCTAACCGTAGGCGTGTTAGCCGATTGAGTTGAACCGCCACCGCCACCTGCAAACCATCGTAGCGGCGAAGGAGAAGGTGAGCCACCCATATTATTAGGAGTACCATAGTTAGATTCAATCCAAGACCGGGCAATACCATTACCCCCCTGTGATCTAGGGCTTGGCGACGGCACCGCCGCGGGCCCGCCATCGTCGTCAAACCCTGCCTGAGAATACCCACCGCCGCCGCCAGCGCCACCGTATCCGTCGCCAGAGTTACTTAAGGCTCTTCCTCCAGGGTTACCTTGTCCAGGTGTACCTGCGCCGCCCAATCCTAATGGAATAACTGCGCCGCCCCCGCCGGATCCCCCCATTTTAGCAACCTTACTTGGGTCATTGATAAGCCCACCGCTACCTCCACCAAATGCTGAGATATTAACAAAACCTGCTAAGAATATGTTAGAATTTGATCCATTTCCGTTAACACCGACGCTGGCGCCGGCTCCGACTATTATACTATAATTTCCAGTTGAACTTAAATTAACATTGCCTGTTTGTACGCCTCCTGCACCACCACCGCCACTTAATCCAACAGAAGGTCCTCCACCGTTGCCTCCGCCAGCAACAACAAGGTATTCTACATTTCTATTGGTAGGAACACCTAAACCTGTTACAATAAAGGTATTTGACGATGTGAAATAATGCTCATAGAATCCGTTTCTATTAAATTTAGTCCCACCTGTAGCTGAAATAAATCCTTGCAGTGAATCTACAATATTGATAGTATTACTAGTAATTTTAATATCACCCGTCAGTGAACTTTCTCTAACCTGCAATTGGAAGTAACGAGTTTCATTATCGGGAATAGTAGATGTAGTAGTCAATCCAATACTAGTTGTACTACCTGTAGTTAACACAGTCCCAGTATTACCAGTTGTAAAGCTTGCGGAAGTTACATTACCCACAGTAGTATAATATATCGAAGTGTTCGGTCCAAGATTTGTTGTATTTAGTGTGAAGGTGATTACTCCCCCCTCTACCGCCGTATCTGCGGATTCGACTAAACTATTATATGCAATAGTATTCGATGTATCTTTTAATACAACATTACTTGATGTTGCTACAACTGATCCAACCAATGATCCCCGACGTACTATAACTTTGAATGTTTCATCGCCCTCATAACCAACATTATTATCAGTATTTGCTTGTAATGTTAATTTAACAGTATTATTTTCAAGTGTTAATACGCCAGAAAGGTTTGATACAAAGTCTGCCTGCGTAATATTACCTACAACTGTACTTACTTCGTAATATACTTGGGTACCATCTATTAAATTGGTGGTATTAATATCGAATACAATTGAACCAGTCTCATCTAATGATGCGGCGGCTGGAGTAATATCATACGATGATGTATATTTTGACGATATAAACACCGACATATTCAATGGATTATCGAATTTTTGTACTTTAATTTTATAATTATCTAATAATGATTTCGGATATTCGCAAACTTCAACCGCAGCATATGCCGGCACTAGTAGATTAGATGTCAAATATGCTAACACAGTATCAGAATTATCTGTAATTAATACTGTAGTTGGAATTAAATTCGGACCAAGATTAACTAAGTTAATACTTTCAATTATAGATGTTCTGCCAGATGTTTGATATACTTCAGTTAAACTATTATCTGATATAGTAGCACCGATTCTTTGATATGTGTCGTCAGTTGAACCTTGATATGACAAATATGAGGAAATTAAATTGTTTCCGGGTGTTCTAGTATTATTAAAACTTTGTATTTGAATAGTATCCCCAACCTTAAATATTTGGGGTTTTCTAAATATTTCTAAACTGCTTCCAACTGGCATTTCTAAAAGATTTGCGAACAATATAGTGTTGGAATTAAACGTCACTCTACCTGTTAAGTATGCCGTATTATTTGATATGTTAGTAACATGATAAGAATAAACAATAAAGGTATTACCTTCTGTACTTGAGAAAGTTTTTACTGTTGAAAACGCAGAACTTGCTGTTAAATTTGCTGCAAGATTAATACCGGAACTAAATATTCCTGTGCCGGTATCATCTCCTCTTGCAGAAATAACACCCGCTGAAGAAATCGCTATACCTAAGCCTTCTGTAAATACTGCTCTTGCCTTAGCATTAGTAAAGTATTCATTGGTGCCCTCAACTATATCAGTAGTAGAAATAACTTGGGCAGTAGGCCAATCGTTACCTACATCTCGTAGATAAATAGAATTTACATTAAATATACCTTTGTTAATTATTGGCATTTTTATACTTTACTTTGTTTTAACATTTTATTATTTATTATATTGTATTTTGATACTGGTATCTGATGATAACTACACCTGATCCGCCGGCACCACCGTCTTTATTGCCACCGTCCCCTCCGCCACCTCCGCCTCCGGTTGCAGCTAAACCAGGAAGACCTGGTTGATCTGATATGGAATTTCCACCGCCACCATATCCGCCAGCACGACTCCCGCGCGCGTACCAGTTACCGGCTCCGCCGCCACCGCCAAAGTAACCTTTTTCGGTAAGCGGAGCTATAGAATTGGTAACATTTGTTCCAAATTTAGTAAAATCAGAATACAGCGTGCCGATACCACCTTGTCCTTCGTTTGTTGGATGATCGAAGGCGAATCCCGCACCGCCAGAGCCGCCACCTGAGCTACCATAGCCGTTGTTTTGGTAGGAGGGTCCATATGCGTTCCCGTTTCCTGAGAATCCGCCCAATCCTCCACCCCCGCTAGTTCCTTTTTTTCCGGCGACGCCTCGCGCCGTTTCACCTGAGCTTGTAAATATACTGGAATTTGATCCATCTGTGGAGGCGGTTGGTACTGCAGCTGTAGCTGCGCTACCTCCGGCACCTACCGTAATAGTAATAGGAAGCAAAATCATACTTGCTGTTATATTGCCAGTTGCTGCAGCGGCACCCCCGCCGCCACCGCCGGCATAGAATGTGCCAGAGCCGCTGCCGGCTCCGCCACCGCCACCTACTACAAGGTAATTCATCGTATTTCTGCTGGGTGTCACTGACACTGAGGTTATATTCAGATTTGCGCTAGTGGTGAATGTATGCACCCGGTAGTTACCATCATTTGTGATAGTTCCGCCAGTTGCTTCTATAGAAGAAACCGGACCAACGATAATAACATTTGAACTAAAGGTTGCAGTTTGCCCGCTTTGATTGACTTTTAATCTAAATTGTCGTACTTCGTTGAATGGTATATTTGTATTACTTTGTAGTACAATAAATCCACCGGTTGCGTTCGCAACAAACGACCCCGTATTTCCACCTATGAAGTTTGTAGCATCGACATTACCCTCAGTGGAATATGATAATGATGCATTATTTCCATTAAATGTAGAAACTGAGAATATTACATTTGCGCCCTGTAGTACTACTACATTAGATGTGATTGAGATTCCTGTTATAGTTGCTAACTTATAGTAATCTAAAATTTCTATATTTGCTGTACTATATACTATATTGCCAGTTACAGAGTTTGTTCTTAATTGAACTTTAAAATTTTCACCATCTTCATTAACAAATCCTGCATCAGTATTTGCGTATAGTGAAAAGGTTGCTTGATTATTTACCAATGTTGCAACTCCAACATTCGAATTATAAAAATCCGATACTGTTAAATTTGCTGTAACTGGGAACACCGAATAATAAAGATTTGCATTATTTGCCGCATTTGCCGTAACAAGAGTAAAACTTACAATACTTCCTTCAGATACGGATGCGGTATTTGCCGTTAAACTTACAATAGAGCTAGTATCTCGTAATACGATTGGCGGAGATGTTGCAATAACATCGCCGGTTATACTATTTCTGCGAATTTTAATAACGAACGGTTTATCTCCTTCTAAAGCATAAGGAACCGTAAGAAGTGTTACATTGGCTAAACCATTTTCAACTGTAAATGATCCAGATAATGAATTCGAAGTAAAATTACTAGGTAGTATAGTTGCCATTTTTCTATTCTATTGTGTAGTACAAAGTGGTTCCTTCAGTTTCAGTAGTAACAAATACCGTCGAAACTGTTCCGCCAGGTGCAACATTACCTGTATTTTCCGATATCGTATATGTTGCTGACAATCTTGCAGATACGAATACCGACATATTCGTATTATCTCGAATACTTGCGTATAACGTATCCTTAAAATTTATACGTTTGGGTTGAACTAATACCTCAACCGAAGAATTAGGAGGTACTGGTAAATTATGTGCCAAATGAGTTCTTAATATACCATTTGCATCTGCCCAATACAATTTTGCTGTATTAGTCGTTGTAGCTAAATTGACAAATTTAATGCTCTCAATTATACTTGAGGATTGTTCCGAATTATATATTTGGTAATTTGTAGCATTGGTCGTTAATGTTTGCCCCAATCCAATAAACGATGGATCGGTCGAATATGTTTCATAAGTAAACATTGCACTTAATATATTCGATGTTGCTGTACCTGAATTGTCAAATCCCTGTAAATTAATTACATCGCCAGGTTGAAATATCTGCGGTTTGTCCATAAACTCAAGAACGCCGCCTTCCATTACTGGTATTTGATTTCCAAAAAATGCCGTATTACCGGTGGCATATAAAATATTACCCGAAACTAATGCTGGCGCATTTGATATATTTACTACGTGTATAGAACGAAGTAAAAATCTATCAGTGGAAGGGATCGACGGAAATAACAACATCGCAGACATTGTACTTAAAATATTACCACTTGCTGTGCCGTTAATATCTAAGTTATAATTTACTGCGCCGCCAGTATTTTGTATAGTACCATCGCCTCGAATAACAATACCTTTACCTGCGGTAAACGCTGCTCTGGCTCGAGAATTTGAAAAATATAAACTAGTATTTTCAATTACATTAGATGTATATAATCTATTCCATACATTGGACGTAACAGAATCCGCAACAATTGTATTTGCAGAAGTTGACCCTACCAACACGCTATCAGAAACAGATATATTTCTAATTATTAAACCATTTGCAATTAAATTACCGGATGCTATAACATCGCCTACAACTACATCTAATGTCTTATTAACTACAAATTTATCGCCAGTATTTGCGTATGTAAACGTAGCGTCAGCACCATTAATTGTAATACCCGCTCCATCCGCAGCAGCCGAGTTTGGCGCGCCGTTGGCAAGTACAATATTCTTATCTTCAATTGTTAGTGTTGCCGCATTTAATGTAACTGTATTTCCTTGAACTTCAAGATCACCTGATACAATTAGATTATTTACAGATACATTTGCGCCTGCAAGGGCACTTAATACTCTAGTATTGGTAAAGTATTGATTTGTATTTTCTACAACATTTGATGTGTATAATCTATTCCAAATATTTGCGGTTACACTATCTGCTAATATGTTTGCAGATATAATTTGTCCCGACAGAACTTGATCAGAAACGGATATGTTTCTAATTATTAAACCATTTGCAATTAAATTGCCGGATGCTATAACATCGCCTTTAACTACGTCAATCGTCTTATTGAGTAAAAATTTATCGCCAATGGTTGAGTATGCAAATGTAGTGTCAGCATCAGTAGCTGAGATGTCAACTCCATAGAATGCATCACCTGTGTCAAATACACCTTTGTTAATTATTGGCATTTTTATACTTTACTTTGTTTTAACATTTTATTATTTATTATATGTATGGGTAACGAATAATCACAATACCCGAACCTCCAGGACCACCTTG